GTCTAACATAAGTTAGTAACACTTGCGCAAAGATTCGTGTCTACGTCGAAAGCGATATATCACGAATTGCATCGTCTAGTGCGGCTTATTCGAAGGGAAGCGGACTCAGATTTGATAAGGATATTGTTTAGGAAAAATCATCTCATGGAAAATTTTGAGGTTAAGTTGTCAAATCCGGACTGTCCTCATGGAGCTGATTGTCGGTGTAAGTTGCAAGTAACTGGGAGGTCTCATATGACTTCGGGTTTTGTGTTTGAATCTGGTGAAGGTTCGCGTGCCTCTCAGACTCAGGAATTAGTAGAAGCGGTAAAGTCTACGATGAAGTGTACCGATCAGGGTATTGATGTTGTTCAAGATACTGAGGTAGCTCGCTTCTCCAATTCCTTGGAGAAAGGGGGTAATATAAAGATAATTCCTGACCCGATCGGCAAGGGAGCTTTCCCGATGTCTGAAACACTTCGTGGTCTCGTTCCTGAGATTAGTGATTGTTTGAAGGATACTGATATAGATTACTTTGCCGTTCGGTTTCCTTTTATAACTGTTACTCGAAGTGAGTGTGAGAGATGGATTTGGTCTGATGGCCCTGCACTACCTCTTCCCGGGCGGGATCAACCTGAGCCTAGTGAAGACGAGCCTGGACCGGTTCAGCAAGTGTATGATGTTCCTCCTTTGTGGGCACTTATACTTCGTCGAGAGTCTCGGTGGCGAATGGCGTTCGGGAAGATAAATGGTCGTCCGGTATATGCTTATGCTCGAGCCAATTTGTGGCCTCTTAAATATTTGTATGTTGTTCTTCAGCAGAATAAGAGGTCTCATCTTGTTAATGATCGTGGAAAGGTTGTCCTACAGAATTTGAGTGCTACTTTGGCTCATCTTTATCGAATGTTAGGTGTAACAGCTTTCGGTACTGTTAGTTCTAAGATCAGTATCGAGGATGATTTGCTTGGCATGTATTTGGGCTCCTCGGCCGGTCCGAACAAGGGATTGGTTCGTGAAATTCGCGTTGGCGATGCCAAGGTACACATTACTCCCCATGGGAAGAAGTATGAGATGCATGGTTTTGATTTGGATGTTTTCCTTCGCCTTATTAGGGAAGGAAAGGATATTCCCGTCTATTGGGCTATTACCCCTAAGAGCGAGATCTTCTTTTCATTTGATAAGCAGTTGTTTGACGATAAATGGCAGAAATTTCAAGATAAGTGTCGAGTTTTTGTTATTCCTTCGTCGAATTTTGTGATATTGGAGCGTCTTGTCTCGAAAATTCGTATGCTGAAGGAGCGTGGCCCGTGCATTCGCATTGGTCACCGTTGGTCCCGTGGTGGTATGGATTCCATAGCTCATTGCTTAGGAATTGGCTTGGCTGAGTGTTTTGAGGCTCTTTTATGTGATGGGGATGTTGACAAATTTGATATGCG